CAAAAACAGTCAAGGATGAGCCAAATATCTGAATCAGAGAAAGAGAGATAGAAATGACGGATGAAATTGAAAAGCGTATAATAGATTTCAGGAGACGGACGAGGGCAGCGGGAAGTAAAAGAAACGAACAATTCTTCAGCAGGAACGAGAGGGTCATAAACGCGAGCGAGATGTTTGAAAACGGCACGGACCGGGTCAACAATGAAATCGGTAGAGGTGAAAAATCGTCCGGCATGATACGCGGGAGCATCGCGCTCTATTTTTAAGACAACCTGAGCAACGGAGGGGTGATGGGCAGTTGGGGCTAGCTGAACACACTTGGCATCAGTCAGGAGATCATCACCTTTCTGCAAAATGAAACAATTGTCGACATCAACATACATCGAAGAGACAACTGTTAACATTTGGACGACATTTCGAATGAGCGTGAACGGATCACCGGAACCGAGAGAAAAACGCATAATACCACGATATAGACCGGGAGCCATGCTCTTAACATCAAATTCTGAGGAATACTCATAATACATTCGCATGACTTCAGCGGGGGCGCCGCACAAGCAAGCGATTTCGCAGAACGCGGCGGTGAGCACAGCATCGTGAGATGAGTCCTGACTAGAAACATCTAATTGTGTGTTACACTCAGCGAAGGCAGCAAGAGCACCATCATCACGTAGGATGTTTGCGAGCTCGACATCACTGAGACCGAAATCGAGATAAACACCATCGCGGACAAGTCGAGGCAAGTTAGTATAGATACAATGCGCGGCGTAAGCGAAATAGGCGCCGAAAGCGAAATGATTTGTGGTGATACCTTGCCCCTTTGGAAGCCCGGCAGGAAATTCCGGCTTGTCGGCCTTGACTTTGACTTGCGTTTTAGCAAATACAGTGCGCCCAACCGTGCGAATGGATTCATTCAATGCTTCACCTTCAAGGCCCTGGAAAGATGAGGGACTTCGAGTGCGCAACCACTGGCAGAGGAAATCGGTGTCAAGCTGAACTGGAGAACATACATCCTTCAGTAGTGCGGTACGAAAACGATCGACTAGAGGAGATGCTGAACGAGTGGCGGCTTCGAAGGAAAGAGGTTGGTGAAGTAATGACAATTGGCGCTCTTGCATGGATCTGAAATCAGTGTTGCGGCAATGGGAAACCTGAACGTCACCGAGCTTGTGAGCGTCAGCGAATATAGAGCGTATCTGGACGTGCTTCTCGACGAGTCCGAGTTCACCAAGCAATCTTAATCCACCAGCTTCAGGGACATCGAGATCAATGGCATGTTCATGGTCAGCAGTGAGGTCAAAATCAGTACGATCGAATATTAAAGCTTGAATATCACTAATTTGCGGTTCTGGAACAATGATAGCACGATCATGCGGTCTAATCTCGACTGAACTGTTAACACCAGACAAGACCTCACCGGTGGTAAACGACCGTTCGAGTCCAATGGCGGCGGAATCATCAACGCGATCAGCTTTGGTAGTGTCAAGAGAACGCTTGTCAAAAACCAAATCCAACGGGCGAGCGACGGATAGACGATCTTTTAAGTCAGAAGTCTTGGTACCGTTAGTGACAGGACGCAAGGAAGAGAACCCGAACATCGAAGTGAGTAACGTAGGCGCACACATGATAACGAGAGTGAAGGAATGTCGTGAGAACAAGACGACTCGCGCACCGGGGTTAACGTTAAAGAAGGGCTGAGCACGCGGTTTGATTTCACCATAATAGAGAACATTACTTGAGCGACGACCCTGCACTTGAGCAATTGACGGGACGCGATCATGGGAAGGATCACCATCAGTGGAACGTGTTTTCATCACGAGATCGAAACCTTGATATGGACCTGGTGCCGGACGACAAGAGAACAAACTCGTCTCAACGGCAGACGTGGTACCATACTCATTGCCCCAGCCGTTGGTACGCGCTAGATAAGTGAATGCGTCAAGTGGAATAGTGTTAGAGATCGTGAATGTCAACACCCGTCGATTGATATAAGCATGCGTGTGACGAATGACGCCATGCTCTTCGCGACCGGACTGGAAGCGATCACCGACGGTTATGACTGGTCGGTCAACAGCGTAACGTAGCCAAGCTTCAAGATGCATAGGTGAATAGCGGAAGATCTCATCAATGATCATTACATCGTATTTCTCCTCAGGAGGATGGAAGAAAGTGACGACTTCACAACGAGATTGAATGTACAAACGACCAAGTTCAGCTTTCCAATCCTTGGCTAACTCACGCGTCGGGACAACGATAAGAGCTCGCAATTTCGTGGATACTAACCATTCGCGGACCATAGAAGATTTGGCAGAGCCGGGCAAACCATCGATGTGCAGAGCGGGAATACGGAAATGACCACCAGGCATCCTCTCGACGAAAGCGCGCGCGAGATCCCACATTCCATGCTCAGGGGAATCGACCAACATTGGCTCCGCACCATACAGCGCAGAGAAAGATGAACGATCGAATTGGCGGTTGACCCGGTGAAGAAGTGCATTGAGCACTAACTCGTTGATGAGATGTACAACCCCAACATCCGGAGCAGTATATGCGTATTTTTCATTGTTGGTACGCCACGAAGCACGCTGAGGCAATTGACGCAAGAAGTGGCGGTGTGCTGGAGAAGGGGCAAGTACGCTATAAGGGTCACCAAGAGCAGAGAAAGTCCGTATCACTCGACGTCTCAGAGGGCCAACATCAATTCGGACGAGATTAGCCCCGGGGAAAACGGGCCGCGTGTTAGCAACAGTGGTCCTCGCAACAGGTTCACCGGCGACATTGCCATGATCATCAATGTTAATCCCGCCAGAGGAGGCAGACGAAGAAGCGGATTGCCCACGCTCGATGAAACCGGCGTCATAGGCGATTTCTTTGATATTGCTTACAATAGGCGGGTGCACGATCGGGATCCGGATTGCATTATCATTAGAGGCGATACTAGTAGGTACAGAATCAGGAAGAGGCACAGTTGTTGCAATCATTTGATGGTCGTCATCCGGTTGAGGGTAATGACGAGGAGGGAGGCGTACGATGGGTTCTTCGTCAGTCAGATAAGAAAGTGGCGTGGCGGGACGAAGACGGACGACTGGGAATGGTTCGACATCGGGCAAAACTGGTAAAGCGACAGGAGAACAAACGGTGGGGGGGGGGACCTCAAAATCGACCAACCACGGAGGAATCGGGTGGCCGTCAGGGGAGGCCTGATGAAGTTTATCGATGACGAAGGTCGGGGGAGTATCACTACGACGAGGGCTCGCACCGTCAGACTCGAGAATTTGTGGCAGCTCATCCGAGACACTTTCCACAATTGATGTATCCCTGCGCTTACCATCACGGTCGCCAGCGGTAATGCTGAGAGTGACTTGCGGTGTGAAGACGAAATGGTCAGGCAACTCGTGCATGACTCGCTGGGGCCGCTGTAAGACTCGCCGAGAACGCGCGACACGAAGGTCGATCGTGTCAGCACGACGCGCCTCCCGTTGAATGGTGTGTCGATGCCGAGAAATGAGACGACGATTTTCAATATCAACACCAGAGTGACCACCAGCAAAAAGACGACGTGGTGCAACGTCGGGTTCGAGATCAATGTTGCGCAATTCATTGGCGACACAGTGGTAATCTCGATCAGGATCAGGTGGCAAGAGGGGTGTACGCGCCAGACGCATGAAAGTCGAAGATATGCCATCAAAGGACACGCGTGAACGGTGCGCAGCGAGACGGTTCTCAGGAGGTCGTGCGAGTTGAACGTGTAGCGGGGCGGAATTATCGATTAGCACAATGCGTCGTGAATCATAGCTGACTGGCAAACAATCTTTGTTAAAGGAGCTAGCGAAAAACAGATCCAACAATCGCTGGTATTTGGTCCGTTCATTAACTTGATCAGAATCGAGGCGTCCGGTGAAAAGATCAAGATAATACTGCTTGAACCGACTGCTAAAAGAAGAACGGCGCGCATAGAACCTCTCGAAAGCATCTGCAAGCTCCTGACCGACGAGTGTGTAATTTCTCATGCGCATATTACAACAGAGAATTGCATGACCAACGACGGAGAAAAACTCGGCATTGTTCAAGGAAAGGCGATTCTCGACGATCCTTTTACCAATCTTGACCTCAGCCATCTGCCCGCGCAACTTATTCGCGACCGGGAGGAAAGCGATTTTGCCTGCATCAAGGGTAGAAACGTAAGCGACGAGAGCGTCGAAACGACGAGACTCAACGCAGAAATACTTAGTCTTGTTGTCGGTCAAAAAGGAAGGCTGCAACAAGGGCAATATCAAGAAATCTGAAGGTCGCAATATCTGAGTAGAAGGGTGGTTCTCATGCGACCCGGGTGACAATCGCACTTCCAAGAGATGCATGGTCCCGAATTGGCGAAGCGACTCGATTTGGGAATGGTAACCTTGCACAATCGGGATCGGCTTGCACCAAGAGAGCATAGCTTCTGCCTTATCATAATACCCGGGAGAGCTATGGTTGATGTGCCGCGTAGCAATGAGATCGCCCTCACGACTAAAATGCAGGTTGCAAGAAGGATCCGTATATTCCGAGACCCGCTCATCAATCAAAGCGGTAGGCAAATGGGTGATGACAAAAGCCTTACGGACGGAGCGTTGCGCCATACCGACGAGGAAGTCCGCAAAGTGGATGGAAGTCGCGGAGAAGGGCGCGAGAATGACATCAGCACCAGAGAAACGACAATCGGAGAAAAGCTGGTCACAAGATAATCGCGAATGCAAAGCCCGGCGATCAGGCGTGGAAAGATTATTATAACGAAAATGATCTCGACCACTCAGTGTCGGTGCGCAATTATGTACGACGTTGTTGAAACGAGTTAGCTGAGCGACGGAAGAAGCGATAGTATGGACCACTTCATTTTGACCGATCCGATCGTTAGCGAGATTCATGAAAATCTCTCGGGCGGCAGCGAGACAACCGTGACCATGGCGTTGACGAGTATTCTTGATCACATACTCAGGGGCGATGTCTTGCAGTTCAGTCAGGGCAGCGTCGGTTGCACAGTTTGCATAGACGACCGGGCGATTGTCGTAGCTCTCTAATAATTCCGCCATGCTATTAGCGATACGTTCCCCAGTGATGGTGGCATCAACTGGACGGGAGAGCTCGAGGTCGTGCAGGCGTTGCAACTCAATTGGATGTTCAGAAATGCCGGCCGGAGGACGTGCCCGATAGTAGAGATTAGTGAGGAGCGGTCGAGGTGTGACGTTGACGATGGGTTCCGGGAAAGGTAGGACTGCGCAGCCTCGGAAGACCCGAGAGAAATCCTGACGAACCGGTCGATGAGACATGAAGAAAGCAAGGAGGCGCAAGGCAGAAGTGACAAGAGGGACACCGTGTGATGCACCGAAGACGAAAGAAGAGCAGACATGAGCGAAAGAGACGCCAACATCAATGAAAGGCTGCAACAGCGCACGGAGGGCCTCGGTCACGGGAATGTCAAGGAACTCTTTCGGGATGCCAATTATCTGATCTAAAGGGAGGTGGACATGCGGAAGATGGATACTCGGGAGATGGATCTTCCAATGCGGTAGATGGACGTGTTCACCGAGACGATGTAAAATGTCAGGGAACTGGGCAAACCAATTACGCATTGTTTCAAGCGCGATGATGGAAGCATGGTGTGCAGCATCGATGCCACATTGAGCGAGAGCAGGTGCGGTGGCGGCAGAGCAAGCGCTTTGGAGTTCGACAGCGGTCTGGATTTCAGCTTCAACTTCCTCCTCGAGAGAATTTCCGACAAGCAGCTCAGCCCCGGCTGATTCTGCCAACTGGGTGCGCAAAAACGTGGCAAATGAGATTTCACCTTCGTAACCGGCGTAATCGATCAAAGGCCGCACCCGATCAGGGTACATCTGGAGAATCTGCTGATGCTTAGGACGCTTGGAAACACCGAGGCGGTCAACAGAGGCTGCTTCAAGATGAACATCACCGTCAGGGGCCATAGACCAAACAACCATTAAACCATGGCGTGAGCGTTTCTCCTTGACATCTATAGCATGAGCGTCAAGACAGTCCAGCACGAGTCGCGCGGGCATTCGGGTCTTAGGTTTACCATCAGGACCGTTGAGACTTGTTTCGCAAGCGTCCATGATACCAGTCAAACAAGTCCAACAACGCCCAGGCCCACTAATCTGCAATTCCGGTGCAGGGACAGCTTTAGGAATTTTAACCACGCGTCTTTTGACTGTACGGACGACGACTTTAGGCACAGGTTGCGCAACGAAATGCTCGCGCTGACGATAAAGGTGTGCGTTAGCTTGCTCGAAAATGGGTTGATGCACGAGATGCAGATAATCTTCATCGGAAAAGCGTGACCGGTATTTAACACGCAAGGCGAGAGCAGCGCCAGAAAGGATGAGGCGCGGGCGGACCCACAGAATAGCATGTGGTGGGAGCGGCCACTCGAACACGTGTGCCGGTTTCTGATAAATGCGCCGACGAGGAGAACAGGAACGGAAAGTTCGCCTAGGGTTAGCAAACTCGGAAACACTGTTAAGCGCGCGGGCGGCGCGAACAGCGACAGGGTTTTCGACCTCAACGGAGAAGCAATCACAAACGTGCTGACAACATACATCGACTGCAAGTTTGCAAAAGCGGTTTTGATTGAGGAAGAGAATTTGCGAGATGCGCTCCTTTTCTCGGGCGACCTTAGCGGGTGAAGCCTTTTTCTTGGTGAGGGTATTTCGCACCCTAAGTTCAGGAACAGTCATGACCGGTTGGATGCGCACGATTTCGACAGGTTCAGGAGCATCAACCGCGACGACACGAGGGGTTTCGGAGATAATTGCAACAACAGGCGTGGGAGAATCGACCACAACCTCTTGCACAATCACTTCAGGAGTGGAGGCAGGAGTGTCACACTGAGAATCACAGATTGGGTCAGCGTCAAAGACGGTGGGAACTTCTGCGACGGGTGGGGAAACAACGGTCTCAAAGACGCGCTTAGCAGTCCACAAGGGCGGGTACAACGCATCAACTTCCCGCTGGACGTTATCAAGCGACGAGAAACGTCGGTTACGTTTAAGAAAACGCACATATTCGGTGCAAGTCTGTGCGGTATAACGATCGACATTGCGCGTGAGAGCCTGCTCAATACATTCGATGGTACGACGAACAGCGCGCTGGTCAAGAGAACCGTTTTGGAAAACCCGAGCGAAATCATCAGGATTGATATCTACTGAAGGCCGGGTGACACAAGGGTAAACGGCATTGATATAAGCGATACCACCTGCAGACAATACCGTACGACCAACACGACCACAAACTTGGACGATCTCATGTGTCCGGATTGGGACGATGCGAGACCCGGTGATAACGCGCAAGACCCGTTCATCAGGGATGGTGATGGCTTCGATGACATTAGGGGCGTGGGTGATAGGTGCGTTACGTTGCCCAGCGTCGAAGACGTGTGAAACGTGAAGTGTGACCGACTCCTGAAGTATCGGCGTGGAAAAGATGCAACAGTCTCGTTGTTTCGAGTACTCCTCCAATTGAGCGAGAGAGAAAGGTTTCGACTGTTTACCATCGAAAAAGGTTTTGGAATCACGAGAAAAGTGTGCGTAATGAACGACGCCATTTTTAGTCGCAAAAGAAATTGCTTCGTCGATAGCGCGCCCGGTGGGGAACACATAGAGGCAACTGGGGCGCTTAGAAGTTTGGACACGTTCAAAAATTTCCTCGAAATGGAAGTTGCCAAACCGACAAACAGAAGCACGTGGCGTCTGGAGGTCTGCTCTAGCGCCTGGATGGACTGGGCTAGCTGTGCACAGAAGTAACTGCTTAGCCTTGACATGACGACATACATCGAAAGTGTCAAGAGAAACATTGTGTGCCTCGTCAAGGATCACGAGGGTGTCACTTGGTGGTTGCTCACCGCGACGGAGGAGGTTAGCATAAGCACCAGTGGTGTAAGCAAAGATGGGAGAGACGCGTGAACCGAAAGAGAAATCTTTCCCACCGGCGCGTCCGAAGACGCCAGTACAACCCTCCGGCAATTTGTTTTGATACCAAGTCAGAGTGGAGACTGTCGACATGATGCGCTCAGTGAGCAAGATCACACTACGGAACCCGAGTCGGTGGGCGACTTTCATTGGTGCAAACTTGCTTTTACCGAGCCCACAAGGGGCGGTGAACAGGAAATGAGAACCGGTGTCAACGATATCATTGATGTAATCGTCGATCACAGAAGAATTTCCAGGGTTATTATATTCGACGCAATCCAGCTCAGAATTGAAGGTGAACTGATTTGAGAACGCTTTCGACCATGCGTCGACGCGATCAGATCGCTCTTGATTGATGAGCCGCGTAGCTTCACCCTGAACACGCTCTTGATGGTCGACTTGTTGTTGAGCCAGAGCACAAGTCACGCAACCGGTCCAATCAAACATGTCAGCAACATACATCGCATCGAATGGTCGAGTGGAAAAGCGTTCATGTGATTCGCAAGAGTGGTCCCTGCTAAGTTGATCACAAAGCTGTTTGAACTCCCTCTGATAATCTAGAGCTCGTGCAGTATAACCGTCCAGAAGTTCATTGGGCAGAGCAGGGTAAGGAAGAAAACAATTGGCGCCAGTCGGTGAATCAACGTCAAAATACTGGGCGATTTTCTTATCGGAAGGGGTATGGCGGGGGTCATGGGGGGAATTCGAGGCATTAGCGACCACTGCGTTTAGCCCCGCAGTGGTGTCGACACGTGTCTCAACGCGTCGATCAGGTGGGCGAATGCGTCGTTTACGACGCGGAACCGCGGACATAGAAGCCGGCGGTTCG